ATAAAAGCCTATAAATATAGGCATTTGCTGCATGATTATCTATAGCAGATATGTACCACGACATGTTAGTTTGAGCATGATTCCGAGGTTTCTATTATGCATCTTATAACCATTGCTGTGTTGATAGACGGTGTTTATCGCCAGAGCAAAGCTTGACCGGGGCCCATCTATAATGAGATACTGCGATGGGGTTCTCATTATAGATATAGGAGTCCGGCTATAATGCTCTGGTGGATAGGTCTCTACGCGCTGTTGTGCGCAACGTTCATGTTGGGCTATCTAACTCGGGTAGCTCTTCAAGGCTTTAATCAACAACTGAAGAATGACTAAGGAGCAGAGATATGTTTACAGTGATAATCCGCCGTCATATCGGCCATACGGTTCACACCCGCTTCCAGAAACGCGGGAATGCCATACGCCTTGTGCGTGTAGCGGCTGGCAATGCCAACGTCATCTCGTGCGTAATCTTCTCAGGTTGCAAGTGAGGAGCAGCACCATGACCGGCATCGATCTAACAGCCGTGTTGCTCCAACAGGAGATTATTGATGCGCGCCGTCGCTTTCGCCTGCATATCATTTGGGCTACGGTATGCGCTGCGTGCTCTGTGGCTGCTCTCTTTGTTGGCCTAGTGTGGGGTACTGTGGAGGTGTTGAAATGAGTGAATTCAAGAATGTCTATACGTGGCGTGCTGGATGTTGGGTGTCTGTAAGCCCGCGTCGAATTGTGCGCCCGTTTCGATTGGTCGATTGTATTTCCAATTTCAAGTATTACACGAGAACGAAATGACTCCGGGGCTGGCCAACCCAAAGGGCCCAACTCGTGAACAGCGGCTGACCAATGCCCAGGCTAACGTTGCTTATGCGCGTCGTAAGGTTGCAGACGCTAAAGCCGAGTTGGCTGCTGCCCGAGATGAGCTGACCCAGATCAAACAGGAGTTGAAGAAATGAGCAGCAGAATCGGTTACTGGGTTGTTGTGTTGACTCACAAGGCTCAACCCGGTGAAGAGGAGATAGAGACTAAACGAGTTACTACCAATGAAAATGTCGTTTCGCAGTTATTTGATGATTCATTCCGGGATGTTAACATCACTGCTATTAAAGTTTTCAAACCAAAGAGAGGCAAGAATGGCTAAGCGAACCATGAAAGAAATTGTTGGCAAGAAGTACGATCTAACAGCTACGCGCGAGAAGTTGAGAATGTCTCAGCAGCAGTTTGCTGAACACATTGGTGTTTCTCAAGGCACGGTCTGCCGGTGGGAGACAACAGAGACTGCACCCAAGGTTGTGCAGATGTATATCGCTCTGAAGTTGAAGGAGCAGCCTGCAAGAGAGACGCGCAAGACTCGTAAGGCCAAGCGCCAGGCTATTCGCGCCAAGCTGGGGGCGTTGACGCCAGATGAGAAGTCTGTGCCGCACGACCCAGACGTCCATAATGGAGTTGGTTAATCTATGACCACAATACAGAAGCTTGAGCGGGCTGCACAACTGCTCATCGATAGACAGGATATCCGCCGTAGGGCGCAAGCGGCGCTAGTTGCGGCTCAACATGACGAGGCACAGGCAGGACATGAATTACGAGAAGCACTCAACGCTCTTAAATCTAATCATGATGTTATTGTTAGTAATACTGTCAGGCTGCTCACTGAGCCCCAACAGCCTGAGAATTCAATCAGAACATCACTCGCACCTGACACAGCATCGGCCATTCTGCGCACATTCGACGGAGTACGGGACTAATACGGTGGAGGTTGTTGCTCATTATCAGAATGGCAACATGTTCCTAGATATAGCTGAGGGCTATAGAGTTGGAGGTTGGGAGCCGGGGCCGCATGAAGAAACAACTATCAGAGCCGGATACGAGTGGCAGTTACGGCATTGATGACCAACTCATTGATGATGACGAATTATTACCAGACAAGATACTGAGAGTTTCGCACCGCAACCCTGATGGGCATGTCGCAACAACAAGGTTAGATCATGATGTTGACCCTAGAGATAACATGTTGGTTTTGTATGTGTATACTTTGGACAGTGAAGGGTATGCCATGCATCGCCATTATGTGTATGGTCCAAGCGTTATTAGTTATAACTCCTGGCGCGATCTGGCTAACGAACAGAGTAGAGAAGTCTCTGAGGTTGAAGGGGTTGTTGGGGTCTACGGCTGGTGTACAACATTCGTCAATTTTACTGCACTCAGAGAAGACGACTTATTAACTCTCGTTACGAAGGAGAAATACACATATGTTAGGCTCACATTTAGTTCCAGAACGCATAACGGAAAGACACGGTCAACCGGCACGGCGGAATCGAGCGAGCGAAATCACCGTGTTAGGATATGACAGTGAGACACTCCAAGGCCCTCCAATTACTCACCAGTTCTATAGCGAACAAACCACTAAACGCTTCAATGGGTGTTTGTTTATTGGCAAGCGCGCGGCGTCCACGGTCTTTTTGGATCAACTCAACAAGTTGCCTCCGGGGCGTTACCGTATGTATGGGTTTAATCTCGAATTCGACATGTTGTCAATCCTATGGAATGCACGTGCAAGATTGCTGACAGGAACCTTCGAGTTGAAGATAGGTAAATGGGAGGTTGTTGGTCGGTTCACAAAGCCAATATTCGCGACCTTCAAAGACGGTGAGCGCATTATTGAGTTAGTTGACGCTATGTTGTGGTTTCAAACATCGCTTGCAAAGGCCGGCGCGATCGTATGCCCGGATCTTCCTAAGCTAGTGCGCCCTGCAGGGCTAGGAGAGAAGGAATTCAAACCAACAGACACTGTGTTTGTTGAATACGCAATGAGAGACGCAGTGATAGCGTACCATCTCGGAGTTGCAATAGAGAGGTTTCATGAAGAGTTGGGCATCCCCTCGCAGATATCTTTGGCTAGCATGGCAGCGGCCTGCTTCCGCATTAATTACATGCAGTCAGATATCTATCAACCTCCACGGTACGAATGGCTCGCTATGGCAGCGGCTAGTTATCACGGCGGAGTCAATCGAGTTAGACCGGGAGCGGCCCCAGGATGGCATACTAACGTTACAGCACTTGATCTGTCGTCCGCTTATCCGTTTGCCATGTCTGGATTTCCAGACTTTGGAAGCGCGGCTGCCTATCGAAGTTACAAGACGGTTCGCGGGAGAAACCCACGTTCTGTCCCACACCTTGGTATCTATAAAATCAGTGGGACCGCTTCTCGATGTGACTGGCCTGCACTATTCGGACATGACTTCAAGCCTATCGAGGGTCGTTTTTCTGGACAAGCTGTTAGTGGATATGAGTTGAATGTTGCGTTAGAGTCCAATGAGGTAAAACTAACCTCTGTGGAGGGGTTCACTTACGACGGAACAAGCGACTACAGCCCGTTCAAAGCATACGTTGCTTACTTTTACAAAATGAAAGCAGAAAGTAAAGATCCTGTCATGCGCTACATGTACAAGATCATGTTGAATGGGCTAACTGGGAAGTTCATTCAAACATCTGAGGACTACACGCTGATCGATGGGCAGTTGGTCAAGATTCAACGCGCTGGTGGGTTGTATCAGCCCTTCATTGCCTCGCTCATCACTGGGCATACCCGAAGCGTGATGCATCCATTGGAGCACCGCTACAAGGCGCTGCACACTGCGACGGATGGCATCTTTGCTCCGGGGCGCCACGCTGGAGCGCATAAGAAGGAGCTGGGCGCGGTTGTGGACGAAGGGCATGGCGATCTAGCCTTGCTCCGCAACAAGCTCTATATCCTCTACAGTCACGAAGAGATTCCCGATGTTACATATCCCAGCGCAGTCTTTGACGGGCGTCACATTTTGAAGTGTGCCCGACATGGATTTCAGGGAACCGTTGCTAATCTTGAGCAGATGTTGATATCCGCAGTACGAGAGTATAAGGTTAACCGTCCGCTCAAGCTTAAGTCTGCGAGCAAGAGCGGCGACGTGCCTAATAAGTTCGTCAAGCAACTTCGCAGGCTGAACATAGAAGGTCAGTTCAAACTGTACCAGCATGGCTAGACCGTCCAAAGGATATAGGTTCATTCAACAGCCACCGCGCGCAGACATGAAGCGCAAATCGCCTGACTCTGCTCCGCGATTGTATGAGTACTTAGTGGACCAAGGTTTTGTTGAGCCTGTTAATACTGTTCGCAGGACCAACAAGCGGGAAGATCGCCGCCGCCAAAATGCGCGATCAATTCGACGTAAACGTAGGTAGACCAACATCATGGCAAAAGCCAAAGCAAAAGCCAAAGCAAAAGCGAAATCCAATTCACGTTCCAAAGCCTCAAACACTCCTGTACTCCCAAGCGGCTACAAGGTGATTGGCCGCGCGCCAAATTGGGATGTCGAGAAGCATCCGGTTATCGAGGGCGAGCGCGGTGAGGTGAAAGAAGTGACGATGGATGAGGGGACCAAGAAGGAACGCGAAGTGCGCACCTTCATCCTTCAGGATGAGACCATCGGCGCCGTTACGGTCTGGGAATCGGGGATGCTTCGTGACATGTTCGATCAGACTGAAGCGGGTGACAAGGTGCGCATTGAGTATCTCGGACTTGGTAAGGCCAAGCGAGGGCAGAATGCGCCTAAGCTGTTTTCTTGTGGGGTGGCCGAATAACGGTTACTTCTGGTAAGGAGACAACAGCATGAGAACACCCGCCTGTGAAATGTGCGACAGAACTAACACTCCACTCTCTAATCGAGGTTGGTGCGATATCTGTGAAGCAGAATTCGCGCGCGTAATGGAGACTGTTAGATGCGTACTCGCAGGCGGGTGTAACTCTCCAATCACCTGTAGGGCACAACGCAAATGCGTGCAACTAAAAACGGCTATGATCCTTACAACTCCATAACACAGAGCCCATCCGTTGACTCTGTGCCATGGCAGGATCAGCGAACCTATACGGGGCTCACACTAACACCCGTTCAGACAGCCCTGTCGAGTAAACCGTCCGGTGATCCTTTAAGCGAGACGTTAGAAATTGACGTTTGGGTTCTGCGCCAAGCTCCGCCACGGAAACGTGAACCCAGCCGTTAGGCGGAAACTCCAAGATGCACTGATTGAGCGGAATCAACTTTAAGTTGCGAATCACACAGGCTAACTCATAGGGAGTCTTACCGGCGACATGGATGTCTGCTGCGCAGCCTGTTAGATGTTGACTGTTCTTTGACCCTCCAACAAGATCGTTTAGCCACTCCGGCCGGAAACCTGAGCTGATATGAATTGGGCCAACCGCCGCACGTATCGGCTCTAGCACGTCAGTGCCGAGCCGCGTCAGGTTGGCTACTACTTCGGGAGTTGGTTCTAACACTCTCCCGGTTCGCGCTGCTTCCTGCGATATCAGAAACTCACTCAATGAGAAATTTTCAGTAAGCATTTGGGGCCGCTCCCATCAAGGCGCCATCAAACGGGCTGCCGCCTTCAGCAGATGCCGTTTCCATAGCGCTATTAATCTGCTGCTCGGTCCCCGGTGGCGGTTCCGATGGTATAGGCGGATCTGATACCGCGTTGTCAATCTGTTGCCCAAGCGCGCTTGGGTCTGTTGGCGGTAGTGGCGAATACTGTGGAGTTACAAATTGCGGCTCCCCTTCCAGCGTATTGGCAATGCGGTTGAGCACGCTTGCCGCAATGTGGATCTTAGGAAATGGAATCATGGCAGCACCTTCTTAGCCAACACCTTTGGCGTTATCTCGTAGCCGTTATCATGTAGGAGTTGTTTCCAACCCATGCGAGCAATTGTTATAACCATCTTGGCGCCACGCATCTTGGCAATCTTCTCGATAGCCTCTAGCCCAGCTTGCCCATTGCTTGCCTCTCCTGTCACCGTCATGATGTTGCACGTTTCGCCTTGCTCACACTGGCCCCATCCAATGAGCGCGTGCGATCCTTCAGGCAACAGCCATATCTCCAACTCTCCCGATTGGATGGCAACTAGAAATTGAGCCTTTGATAGAATCCCATGACCTAACCTTAAGCTTTCTGCAACATCTGTTAGTTTGTGGGCCGCTGTATGGTCCCGAATCTCATCGCTTGGTTCCATGGCTGCTGCTCTCCTCCTGCGTCTTGGATTGTTACGGGTTTGAATGAACCGGGTTGAATAAAGTTAGTTCGCCCAGCAGATGGCGCCCCGGTATAGTTAGGGTAGCGGCCTTGTGCTGGCGCTTGCGCTGTTGGAGTTGGCTTTGGATTTCCTGTTGGCACATTCGGCGCAACTGGGAGAAAGCTTAAGTCCTTAACTCCTCCTGACACATAATCTCTCATGCTGTAGTCGGATGGCATCATGCCTTGTTTCACAGCAAATGTGTTGAGCGCGTCTGCCTGCTGGCCCAACTGGCCCATCTTCGTCTGCGTGTACTTTGTATTGAACCCTTTCATGTTGAGCGCTATACGGTTCCAGTCTTCCTTACTAACTTTGAAGTCGTTAGACTTCATATATGTTAGGATGCCTCCTGCAATATCCGCTGCTGCTCCGCCGACTACTGGAATGTGACTGAGCGCATTGGTTCCTTGCCCTACAGCATCAAACACGTCTGGCGCATCCTTGTACAGCCCGTTAACGCCAGTTGATACCAACTGTGCCAGGATAGCTTTGTTGGCTGGCTTATCAGGATCAAAGTTAGGATCGTTTGCCATGCTCAGCACACGCATCGCCTGTTGATCAATGTTTGTTGCTTGCTCCAGATTCTGTTGGTACTGTGAGCGATAATCGTTCGCTGCAGTAGCAACTAAGTTACGCTGCATGGCATGCGATGCTGCCTGATCGGCCATGAACTGATCACGATTACCCTGCAGAATTCCTTGCAGAGTCTGCTGCCCTTGCAGTATTAACTCGCGCCCAGACTCGTCACCAGACCGCAACCGCTCCCAGCCATTGGCGATAGTGAGTTGAGTGTGATCCAACAGCTTCTGTGTTGCAGGGTCTGCATTGCGCCTTGCCGACGCAATCTCATCGTTGGCGCCTTGCGTCTCGTCACCAAACGCATGCATCTCCCGTGACTGTTGGTCGAGCCAATTGTCTTTCATGCGCTTAGCCGTAATGCCTGCGCCCAGCCCAACTAGCAGCCCTAGCGGCCCCATAACCATGGAAGCTGCTCCGCCGTACATCAACCCGGCACGTAGAGGGCTCATGCCTTGATATGGCTTCAGTGGCGTTACAGGTTGAGCAGTACTGACCGACACTGAAGGTGTTGAATCATCTGTAGTATCGTCGGCCATTAGATTCCACCCTGCCCAGCAGCTTGGAAGTTCCAAGCATTGCCGCTGCTCTGGTTAGTGCCAAACGACTTGGCGATCGCATTTGCAATTGCTGCAGATGCGCTAGTTGACTGCGACGAATTCAACGTTGTTGGGCTACCATAGATACCCGCTAGCTTAGAGTAGATATCTAGATCAGAGTTGTTCCCCTGACTAACAACATTAAGCAACCCTGGTAGTGCTCCCAATCCGGTATTTGCTGCTGTTAGGGAGTTGCCTGCAATAGTCGATGCTGCCGCGTCTTTCTGTGCCTGATCATTTGAACGGATAGCTGTAGCCTGCGAACTAAACTGCCGCGCGAGGGAATCCATGGCAATGCCCTGTGCAACTCCTTGTCTTCCGCCGCCAAGGTTTCCAGAGCTAACAGCATCCGACGTGATAGCAGGGTTGAATTGATCCGTGAACAATTCCCCTGTGTCTTTCTGTAACTGCGCGATTTGTGCATCTGCGGCGCCACTGTTGTTGAGCCTATCAGTTAGATAGCTCGTCCCAGTGTCACTAGGGCTCTGAAGCGAGCTAAGGAAATCGGTTCCTCCGGTGAAGAGTTGTTTTGCTGCAGATGCAATATCATTGCCTTGCACTGCAGAGCCTGCTGCCATACCTGCACGTTGCATCAACTGCGTAATCATATCGCTGTTGAATACAGTCTGCCCGCTTGTCGATTGACTAGACGACAAACTAGTACTGTTCTGCGTGCTGTCGGATTGATTCCAACCCGATGCTTGCTGTTGGGACTTGCCCATTCCTAACATTCCGCCGCCGCTCATATTCAACTCCTCAATCGGTAAAGTACGACCCTGTAAGAATTAAAGCTCCGGGAGACCCCATAGCTCTTGTAGCCGCAAAGTTTGCTGTTGCTATCGTTATATCAACATTGTTTGTTTGTGTTAACGCTACATCTGTTGCAGGTACTGTGCCACCATTCAATGACAACAATTGAATCTGAGACCGAATGCTAGCGGATAGTGTAAATGGCAATCCCGTTACAACCATATCTCCTGTCCCAGTATGCGCCGACCAATCTACCCGCGCCGCAAAGATGACTAGTCTGCCTAGCTTCAAGTATCTGCCATATCTTGTTGTATAAGTTCCAGCTCCTGCCGCTGTTGACCCTTTGATAGAGAGAAGGAAGTCTCCTTCCTGGGAGCCTGCTAGCATATTTAAGTCTCCAAGCATTTTAAAAAATGTATCTGTAGCCTGCTGAATTTTGGCCAGTTCAGAGTTAACAAACGTTCGTAAGTCGCTGTTAGGCGTTGGACTGCGTACATATTTTTGAAGGTCCTGACTCATTCTGCATACACTCCATTGTAAACGGCCTCAATCTCAATACGGTCCACGGTCCAAGTATCTGTTGTACTCTGATTGACTTCAACAGAGATGTACCGCCCACTAACCTCGTAAGGCGTTCCACCAGACTGTCTTAGAACAAATGGCCCCCACGTTATATTCTTTGCAGTATCATTGCGTGATCCTAACCTAACAGTCATCCCTGCTATTCCCGCACCACTGCCTTGGACCCATACGCGCCTGGTTACTTTCAACTGCTGATCGTCATCAAATGTTAGATCGTAACGTGCTACTCGACCAAGCACCGCAACAAGATCCGATGTATCTTCCACATACATCTGACTCGACTGTGCCGTTACAACCTGCTGCTTGGATGCGGTTATGCCGCCGTCCCATGCAGTAACGTCCGAATCCCACGTAGTCGCATCTGCATCCCATGAGTCATTAGTAACGGTGTCTGTAACTATGCCTGTTGTTCCGTATCGTGTCTGAAACAGATCCCGCGTTGTCCAATTGTCGCGCCGCTCATCATATACATGAGCAATAGTTGCAAACGTGTTGCCAGACTCAGGCACGCAGGCCCATACCTCTCGCTTAGAGAGATCCCGGATCACAAAGGCATTTAACGAGTTGGTGTCGTCAATCTGGTTTGCCAGGTAGTGCTTGATGCGCCCGTCAGCAATACTCTGAACCCTAACACCATCGAATAATACAACATCGTCATTTCCAACAACGAGATGCTGCGTGTCCAAATCCGCGACACAATGTGGCGATAGCAATCCGACATTTCGGTTCACTGGCCTGAATGAAAAAATGTTAGTAGGCTGCTGACCGATATATTCCGCCAAATAAATAGATGTTGGCTTATAAAGAAATAGCTGGTTGCCTAATGGTTTGCCGCCAACTACTCTTCCCGGAGTATCCGCCAAAATACTGGAGCCTGCCTCATTACTGGCGGCGGGCGCCCATGTACTTGGCAACGCCCCCGGTGCTGCAGCGTCGCTCCAGACTACTAGGTTCTCAAACGTGCCTGATCCATTGCTAATATTCAGTGCAAAGATGTGAAACCGAAACGCAACAACAGCCTTTGCTACTTGCCCAACCGGCCACGCTGGCACAGTTGTACAAATGTTTGCACCATTGCCGTTCCAAGTCCCAACAGGATCTTTTCCATTGGTAAAGACTGGAATGCCATTGAGTAGAGTGCTGCTCCACTCATATGTGTTGCTAATCGCAGTAATAACGGCTGGAGTAATGTCGTTGTTTGATCCTCCCCTAACACCATAGATTTTGTTAGTGCCAAATACCATCCACCAGTTAAAGGTGTTGAGATTTAGATTGAGCAAGTGGCGAGGGTCTGTCGGCGCCGCTCCATAGATTGCACGCCGCCCTCCAACGCGAGTTGGAAACCCTGCACGGGTATTGACGTTGTGCGCAAGCGAAAGATATTGATCAGCTATTTCAACTGAGTCAACATCTAGGATGTGCCCACTTGTTGGGCGCAACACCTTCTTGAGAGTGTCGCTCATTTCTTCTCCATGCGGTCTAACCTTCGGATGATCTCCGAATTCTGACTCTGTATGATAGCTAGCGTTATCTGTTGTTGTGATACAATGGTTGCGCTGGTTGCAGCCTTGTCTTCAACCTCCTTCAACCGGTTGGCATATGCGCCCCATGTAATACCCATGCCAACACACGTTGAGACGATAGCAACAACAGTTGTTACTCCAAGTTTGGCTTCACGAAGTTGTTTACTCTCTAACATCTTATAGAGCCCCGATGTGCTGGCCTGCTCACTCATGACAGATGAATTCCTAGCGTCTTACCGGAATCGGCCGAAGTCCAGATATAGTTGTTCACAAAGGAATTCCAATTATATTCGCTGAACCCAGCGCCCGTTGCATAAATAAAGTTGCTATCTGTTGGTTTCAGTATTACTCCGCTCCCATCTGAACGTATAACTTCAAGCGCGCTAATAAAACTTGTTCCGAGACTGGCAGTTGCAAAACTCAGTCGAAATGAGCTGCTGCTTCCTGTGTTAGTTGCGTAGCATATGAAGATATTCGCGCCGCGAAATGCAGTGAGTGCCGCCGCCATAGACCCCTGCGGAGTTGTAGGCGGCCCAGCAAAGCCCACTGTTGATCCAGACAGGCCAAGTGTACACCTCCGCCAATCTCTCTCTCCGGCGATGCATGCAGCCATTGCGAGAGACATGCCGCTCATGATATTCCAACCCCCCAGCAATAGACGTCAGTCCCGTCCGATGCAAGAAACACAACTCCAGCTCCGTTCAGAGTGCGGGTTCCTGTTGCTGGCGCTCCATTGCCGCCATTCATCCATTTCAGGTTACCACTAACCGTCTTTGTCAACGTGATTGCGGCTCCAGTAGTGTTCATTACAGCGCATGCAAACTTGGCTGCAAGGTTCGGAATGTTGACGTTACCCCCTGCAGACAGACGTACAGCTTGCCCGCTATCGCTCGCTGCAACCGTGTAACTGCCCGCCTGCAAGTTAAACGGCATTCCGCGCATATCTTCCACGGCGCCAGTAACACCCACGAGCCTATTAAACTCCGTTGGAGTTGGGTTGATAGCTCCGTTGGCGTTTGGAAAGGTTGATTGCAACACCGATTTAACAAGGCGAATATGATCATCGCCTTGCGCTTTGGGGTCCGTGGCACCAACGGGGTTGGTTGCAACTAACCCACTAATGAACGTTGCTGATTCTAGTCCCATGTTAATAAGGGCTCCGCCAGTCAGTATTGTATGGATTCGATGAACGCGCGCCACCGATTAGCTTCTTCATCTTCCTGTTGATTTCATCAATCAGTGAGTTGGCGCTAGACGCCACCGCAGATGCGCTCTCATAGTTTAACGCTCGCTGAAAGATGCTTGATTGAACCGCCCACTTGTATAAATTGGGATAGTCATTCAATAGGTTGTTACTGTCCCCTGCATTCACCAACGGCAGTGGCATTCCAAAATAATTCATCTGGAATGTATCGCCTATGCCGGGAGTGCCAGCTAACACAACAGTTGACGGACGTATCACATACATAACAGTTTGAGATAGACTGCTGTAGGTTCCTACGTTTGTCTCATCAACCTGATCTAATGTCTTGCCGTCACTACGCAAAATGTGCCGGATTTGTGTTATATCTCTCGCAGGCAAGTTGTATACAGCAGAACCAACAGCGATTCTGTCCGTGTCGTCCAGCGTTGTCTCCTGATAGTAAAATTCGAGCCGTGCCCGGATCATCGATTCTGCTTCAAGCATGAATCGATCCTGATACGTTGTCTGGAAGTCTTCACGATGCGCATCGCTGAAGGCTGCAGTTAGGATGGTGTTACGGTCCATTGGGTTTCCCTATGATGCCGTTGCGAATAACTCCCCGCGCGATCTTTCCAACACGGTACGGTTCAGAGAACGGGGAGCGCTCAAAAGCCTCCCAAGCGGCAGACTTGACAGCGATATCCTTGCTCGCAAGATCTGGATATAACCTCAGCAAAGCATAAAAGTCCTGCTCTGGAATCCGCATGGTGTGCCTTGCAAATGGCGCGTGCCTATGTGGGTCTACACCCTCTCGCACCCTTTGAACGGATTCCAAAATAGCCTGCCGCTCGGGAAGCATACTCAACTCTCCTTACGCTACAACTGCAACAGTTGGATCAATGTCGCGGATAATGAAGTTGGCACGTTCCAACTTCGCTTTCACCATCCAGTCAACATGCAACATCTTGCGATCAGACAGACCTTGTTTCGCAAGCGGCTCGACTTTCCAACCGTACAACAGTCCCAGTGCCCAGTACATCGGATCGAACCCAAACACGTCTGCCTGTGTTGCGCTGTAGGTCTGCTGGAGTCGGTTGGGTACAATCTGCATGAAGAAACCGAAGTCAGTTTTAAATGCATCAATGAACCCTTGCGACACCTGTGCAACACCGTCGCCAGTACCTTGCACGTTCTGCGTTGGCTTTGCAGCATACGCAGTAGTGAACAGATACTGCGCCAACCGCTTAGTAACACCGGGAACCGACATGATAACCGATGGGTTCCCACCAAGCGTGTAGACGTTCTCAATCTGAGTCTGAATCATTGAGAATGTGAGCCCGCGCTTGGTGCCGTTAGTCGGAGCAACAACCAACTTGGTGCCAGTATTGAACCCAGCAACCGCGCCAGTTGCACCAACGTTTGAGTTAGTGACAATCCATGCCCCAGCTCCGCCAGTCTTGCCCGCTGTAGCGTTGTTATCATCTGCAACAGATCCTTGTGCAGACAGCGCAATGGCTTCAACGTCGCGCCGCAACTCCTGCAACCGACGTGCAGTCTGGAACCCCATTTCATCAGAGCGGCCAATGCTGTCTGTAGCCTGCCCACGAGAAGTAACCTGCACAGACTTAATAGAAATCTGCGCCTGATTACCAACACGCTTAGCGTTGGTTACGTTGGCATTGTTCATTGCGCTGGTAATGTCAGAACCCGACACCACAGCGTTTGCAGTATTAGGAGCTGCAAGTTTGTCTTCCGTCCACTCGGAATAGCTGTTGTCGAACGAGTCAGTTCCAATCATGTCAAGAAATGGTGTTGGAATGTCAGAGATATCAAAAATCTGATCCAACACATCTTCACGAATCAACCCACCCGCTGTAACGCTTTTTAGGTCGTTAGTATCAAGGTAGTCTGCTGGAGCCGCAGCTAAAGCCATCGGTCCAGAGTAGTCAATCGTTTCAACTGATTCAACTTTGAGAGTTGCCCAGTCAATAACGCCTTTCGTAATGATCTTGCGAATAGTCACGGTTAATAACCTCAGTTGTCTTGAAACATGGAACGAAGTTTATCAACAGGCTTGTTAGACCGTGGAGCGTTGTTAGGTTTCGCAGCACCTTTTGCAGACTTCCCGCTAGGACGCTGGCCTTTTGCTGGCTTGCCGTCTTTCACCTTAGCCAGGGCGTTGCGGATGCGCGTACGCATCAACATATAGTCGCGAATCATCTTCATTGCACGATGATCAACAACTGTTGAAAGAAACTCCGGCCCAAAACCGTAGTCTTCAACCAGCTCAACCATGCCCTCTAAGTCCTTTACTCGGCGGCCTTCATCTTGCCACTCTGGGATGTGCTCCAGAGTTGCGCGCCGCTCTGCTGCCTGCGTGGCCTCATGCCGTTTTCGGATCTTTTCAACCATCTCTGGCTTGATTTGATCTTTCGGAATGAGCGCCATCAAGTCTCGCATTTCCGTCTGCGCCCTCAACAACTCTCCTTCAGCCTTTACACGCCTCTCATCAAACTGCAACTCACGTGTCTCCAACTCAACAAGTTCTCCAACGCGGTCCTTAAGCTCACCGAGGGTTAGCGGCTCTGCTCCCTGTGCCATAGGAACCTTGATTTTGTAGACTTGTTCGGGAGTCATCTTGTGCCGTTTGATCAACCCATCGATTGTGTCGATGGGCTTTGACGGATCATCGTTCCCCGAATCGCTCTCGCCATCGGAGTTATCACCGTCCTCAGCAAACAACTCAGCAAGGCTCAGACGTTTTGGCTCCTTACTATCAGAACCAACATTAACCTCTGGAGCCTGCTTCTGTTGCGTTTCTCCAGCGTTGCTAGACGCTGGGCCATTATTCCCCGTCTCTGAGGAAACGTTTTGCTGTTGCATTTATCTCACCTCTAAGAAGTTGGATTGTATGTACTCTAACATGTAGCTTTTCACGTGCATCGACTGTGTCTGCAACCCGCCATGCAGTAATTGCGTCATCTTCAAGCTGCGTCAACGTCATCTGCAGCAGCTTGTTTGTTAGAAGGGCCTTTGCCTCCCTTATCTGCTCTGGCGTCGCCATCTGTTACACCTTTGCCGTTCATTACGGCTGTTGCAGTTTGCTTCGCTTTCACCATATCCAGCACTCCTTGAACGGCCAACTTGGCTTCTTCAATCTGAGCGTTGAGTACAGTGTCGTAATACTTGTATTGCAACTCGCTGTCGCCTTGATACTTGTCGAGTGCCACCCGAAGTTGTTCCAGCGCCATGGCCTGCTGCATTAGGCTGTCTTGCTTCTGCTGACTCTGTTGAGCCTGTACGGCTTTAGTCTTCAAAGCCTTCTGAGCTTCAGGGCTACGAGGATCAATGAAGTACTTTTCTGGAGTGTCGATGTCGCTGATCCGCAACCAATCCATACATGCAGTGTAGAACCCTTGAACATTGACTAACACTTCCTCCATGCCGTTCTGTGCCAACTCGGCCATCGTCTTGATAAGAGTCATCAATACGCCCGCAATGCGGTTGCGTTCACCAACAGACGCTCCGAGGTTAATCAACACTGACTCTCGTACCTGCCATTTGGCAGGGTTGGTTTCAATCCACTGATTGCCTCGTTTGAACTGAATTGGCTGAGGCCATTGCGTACGCAGAGTTTCATGCGCAACAAGATACATCCCACGAATGAGAGTATTGGCTAACACTCGTGTCATAAACGCGGCAAGTTGCTCCATAACACTATAAGCACGATCCAGCCCCATACTACCGAGACGATCATTGAGTTGCATCTGACCTGTTGCCATATCGAGCGTGGCGCCTCCCAACTCGGATCTAACGCGACGCATGTGCTCAATATTAGCAAGTATGTTAGCGCTGGTATCAGGAACTGCGAAGGCTGCAACGGCTGCTCGAACGTCTGCAACAACACCGGGCTTGACACGAATGCTGCCATTAGTCCTGCCATCGTTAAGATCAGACTCTTCAACAATACCGTCGAAATGCGCCGTCCGATTTTTGTTTGTAGCATTGAGGTTGTCTCCCAAGGCTCTGTTGAGCGCTGTTGCCTGATCCTGTACCCCTTTCAACTTGTCAAACAAGCTGATTCCAATGAAAGTGTGCGGGTTAATGATACAAACGCCAGTGGCGTAGCAAATCAAATCCGCTTCAACATCTTCAAGAATATACTGCCCGCTGATTGAGATACGGTGCAGCGTTGCTCCGCCGTCATCGTCTTCCATCTTGGCGTAGCACTCATACCATTCGACCAACTCCTGACTCTTATCAATCGGATTGGGGTTAGTATTAGACATGGTGCGCGGCAACCGATTGTCTGCTCCATTGCGAGACAGATTGTTATATTTCGGAATACGATTCACCTTCCAACGCGGAAAGCCTCTTTCAATCAATGTTGAGCGCGTTTCAACATGCCGTTCTGCACAGAATGGAATATCATCTAGCGATTGCTTGTGCCAATGGCGAGGCCAGAGAAAATTTTCTGGAGCAATTGCCTCGGCAACAAACTTTCGAGTCATCTTCTCAACAGTTGCACTTAATGATCCGTCTTTTGAATCATATGAGTGAACCGTGACCTTCCCAATCTGATCCAACACGTCGGTGACGATTTCGGGGGCCACATTTGTTTTGCGAACCGTTCTTCGGTGCGTTCGCTCGTCCACAAACACCTTGACGATGGCATTTCGGACAAGCATTGCATCTTTGATCGCAGAAGCAACCTCAATAAACCCATTCTGTCTCTTAAATAACATTTCGTGTACACAATCAGTCTCCAACTGAGCCTGTTCCTCGTCTGCTTTGTCATAGGAACAAAACTCAGCAATGCGCTTGCCACCTAACGGCTCTGACATGATAGCCAGGTTGCCATCAATCATACTCGACACATCGCCAGAAACAACTTGCGAGCGGCCTGCAATCTCATCGCCGCGCGCGCGCTGGAAATAATAGTCGTAAGCAGTCTTACGATTTTCAGCCAACTCATCCCCTTCATAGCCGATACAGTTGACGAGTTGGATTTTAATCCGTTGCGCCAAATCTTTCTGCGCGTCTGTTTGATCAGCCATTTAGATAACACCTTTGTCGTATTGTCTATAGTCGATAGGTTTGCGCGGGGGCTGTTTGGTAAACACTTGCGCCGAATGCATTACAGCCAACGCTTGAGCAACAGAATCGTGAGTCAATATTTCGTCGTTCTGCTCACGGTATGGAGTGTAGCTCATAGAGAAGTCTGCCAACAACTCGCGCGCTGCAGAAGTTGCTTCGCAGATATTCAAAATTGCTGCTGCATGTCCATGTTGCATATGCTCATGCTGCGTAAGCGGGGCTGCCACTACCCCATTCCCATCGAGCGCGCTAAAGAGAGTTGGGTCGGGGTCGATAGCATGGTGAATGAGGAGCGCGCTTGGATGACGACGGGTGACAGATTGAACAGCGTCTGTGAAGTTGGATTCTTGAAAAGAATGCACTCCATGAATGAAACGATCTTCAAACACAATCGCGGTGATACCTTCTTTATAACTTCCCCATGCCACCCGTAGCACTCTGTTTGAAGGCTGCGATACTCGGCAGTCAAGAGTAAGAAGTCTGGTATGTTGCCGTGCGAATATAGCGCCAGCGCTTGCCGCGTCTGGGTCGCAATAAAACTCCTGCCTGACCAATCCTTTGTCCATGCCGGCGGCAATTTCTGCGTCAATATCCTTCTGTGTAACAATCGGCGATCCATCATTGCGCCGAGTATCATCGATAGTACGCAGACTGACAAACCAATCTTCCAGATGTTTGACAGTTTCAAACATACGCCAAGCATGATTTCTGCCTCTAAACGTGTAGATAAACATTGCCCAACCCCCATTCTCTACCAAGATCGGGCGAATATAATCCCAAGCTGCAGGATCGCAGAGAGACCACTCTGAGAAAACAACACCGCATGGATTAGAGCCAACCATACGATCATAGTTATCAGATCCTAACATCTGCCAACTTGAACCGTTGGGAATAGAGAACGACATTTCAGTGTCATTCACGTTCCGCTGATCTGGAAATGCCCGGTCTATAAATCGTTGCCCTGTCCGCGCGTCAATACCCTTCCAAATGGCTCGCTTCGCTTGAATGTGGAAAGGGAATAAATGCCAATACGAACCAACACGCTCCAACATACGTCTGCGAGTAAAGTCCAAAGCAAACACATCTTTACCCGCACGCCTATGCCATGGGAGACAGAAGCGTCTGAGTTTGTTCTTAACATACGCATCTTCAGCTTCCTGTTGGTGTTGATAAAGCGAAAGCCGTGTCTCCACGGCCTTCGTTTTGGCAACTGACTTGCCTTTCTTCATGTTACTTCGTGTTTGCAATGCCGTTGCGAATGAAAATCCCCAACAGCCCCTGCAACGCAAGCTGCACACCTTCAACTGGAGTGATGCTGCCTGTTGCAACAGCAGCTACACCCCCCAACACCGAGGCAGCACCTGTTATGTAGGTCTTCTTGCCCTGCAAAAATGCAATCAGCTTGGCCATGATCAACCCTCTCGTAAGCCGGATTATGTGCGACGCTTGCCATTATACCGCGATAGTGGTAAGCAATCGAATTATCTATAATGATAGGCTGACCCTATCGATAGACACCGTCTATCAACACAGCAATGGTTATAAGATGCATAATAGAAACCTCGGAATCATGCTCAAACTAACA